TCAGGGCGCGCAGCTGCGCGACCATCGACGCAACCGGCGCCAGGCCGGCGGCGTAGAGCTGCACGGTATTTCCATGCAGCGCGCACAGCTGGCCTAAGGCAGAAAGTCCGGCCTCGGTCAGCAACTTGTTCGCGTGCAGGATTGGCGCCAAACGGTCCCATTCCTTGATAGCATGCGCGTTCGGCAGCCAATCAGGCGCCGAGGGGACATCCGAGACGAGTGGTAGATCGACCGACGCGGCGGGTTCACGATCCGGACGGTCCGTCCCCGCCACCACTTTTAGCGATGTCGGCTTACGAGGATTACCCATGGTTCGTTCCATCAGCGCAACGGCTGAACTGATAAAAATGGTTTTTGCCAACTGACGGTGGGAAAGAACGGGTGGGCGTATGGTCAGATGAGAATGACTCTCAAACTTTTGACCTCCCCCTACCCGTCCCGTTAATTTTTCGTTAAATTCCGTTCTGTTTATGGAACACGCGCCGACCGCACGGCGTTCCCGAATCCACCGTCTTCCCGGGCCGTCTTGGCGTCATGGCAGCGCTTACACAGGGACTGCCAGTTGTCGGTGTCCCAGAACAGCGCCTGGCAGCGTTTGTGCGGCTTGATGTGATCGACCACCGTGGCGAGCCTCACACGGCCGGATCGCCGGCACTCCGCACAGAGCGGCGCGCGTTTGAGAAACGTCTCGCGGGCCTTCTGCCATCGCCCGCCGTAGCCGCGCTGTGCAGTGGTGAGTCGAACGGCCTCAGCCGGGACGTGCGCAACGGCATCAGCCTTGTGCGGCCGGTGCTTGGGTGCGCGGCTGGGCATCAGATGAACTCGATCTCGACTCGCCCGTGCTTGGTGCGTTCGATAATCCGCTTGCCGTGCCTGTAAATGCGCGGCGGCGTGTCGGCGTGTCGCACGATTCCCTTCCGGGTATCGGCGTAGACGACGTTATCTACTTGGTTGCCATCGACGGTGACGCGGCGGCGGCCTCGGCCGTCGTCGACGGTGTGAATATGATCAGCCCGCCGAAGGCCGAGAAGGCTCACGACTTCACCTCGGCACGGTCTGCGGCGATGACTTCCTGACAGGCCCTGAGCTGGTCGTCGGCGTCTCGACCGATTCCAATAGCAGGGCCCGCAACCGAGACTCCGAGGTCGGCGGGCGCATCACGTTGGACGGCGCCGGCGACAGCTTCGGACAGGTGACCGGTGTGGCAGGTGGCGAGGTCGTGGCGCAGCCGGACAGTGCCAGCACGCAGCTCAGCCACAACAGCAGCAGGGACGGTCTCGGCCGCAGCGCGGTCTTCTTCATGCTTCGCTCCGATGGTGGCCATGGTGTCGGCCTGGGTGTGCTCGGTCGCGCGAGCTTGGTTGACCTGGTCCGCCACCGCGGCGCTGACGCCAGCCTGCTCCCGAAACTGTGCGCCCCCGGCACGGTCGCCACGCCAGGACCAACCCGCCCAGAAGGACAAGGCCATCGCCAAGGCGGCGAGCAGGGCATAAAGACGGATCATCAGGGCATCTCCGGCGGGATCACCGCGCCGACCTGGCGCATGGCCGACTCCAACGACATGACACGCAGCCTCAGTCGGTGTGCCTCTTCCTGCGCAGTCATGCGCAACTTGATTTCCTCGGCCAGCTGCTGCGTGGTCACCGCCTGGGATTCCTCCAGCGACTTCACGCGCTGCACCAAGCCGTTCAACAGGTCGACGTTTGCGTCCGTCTCGGTCCGCTCTTTGCGGCGGGAGAGCAGCGCCCCCCAAGTTTCCCTTGCCACCCAGACCGCCGCGAGACCGCCGGCCATCCACCACGGGACGGTTTCCTCGGTCATGACACGACCACGCCACCGGCTTTGCGGTAGGCCGCCAGCAGGTCATCCAGCTTCCGCTCGTGCTGCCCGTACCCGGCGCCCGGCAGGCTCGCCCAGATGTTGCGGACGAAGCCGATCGCCTTGACGATATGGCCGGCCTTGATGAGGTCCAGGGCCCGCCGCTCCCTGATCTGCTGGATAGCGATCAGATCCTGGCTGAGCGGGGAGAAGTCATTCAGCCCCAGCAGCCGGCGATACGCGTCGTAGTACCGAGACAGCAGCTGGTAGCGACCGGCCGCCGTGGACTTGATGCCCAGCCTGTGCAGCGACACCAGCTCGCGCGGGTGGTCGGCATAGCCGCTGAACAGCCTGCCTCCCACGATCACGTCATAGCCGTGGTCCTTGGTGGGCTGCTTGCCGTTGTCGGTGCCCTCGGACCAAGCCAGCATGTCCAGGAACGCCACGACGTTCACGCCGCCTGCTTGTTGGGGAGTGATGCGAGCCATGGGCTTTCTCTGTCAGGGCGCCCGCCCCGCCGCCGGCTGGGCGCAAGGGTTGATCCGGTCTGGGAAGCGGGCAAAGAAAAAGCCCCCGGCGGGAACCGGAGGCTTCTATGTCATCGTGACTGAAACTCTAGGCTAGAGGTGTGCACCTGTCAAGAATCAATCGAGCTTCACGAAACTTGGTTTTGGAGAGATGACCTTCGTTGCCATCTGCTTCATATGAAGCCAGTCCGGAGCGTTGACCCCAACAAGCTGGTGGCTTTCCTTCACGAACTGTTGTTTAGCGGCGTTGTTCAGTTCGTACTCCACATCCACTGCGCGTGCCGATTCAAATTTAACGAGCTGATCTTCGATCCTCTGAGCTTCTGGACTAGGCTTGATGTAGTAAGGGAGCTGAGGCTGCCTTCCCATCCGCAAAATCGCGCGCGAGACGGCGTGGTAGGCATCATTGAACAGCCCCATGAATCCGTTAGGATCAGCCAAGGTGACGACCCACAGTTTGGTCTTCGGGTCCCATTCAACTTGCTTGGCCGAGAGACGCTCCTTGGAAGCCGGAACGATGCCAATTCGCAGGCCCTCACCACCTTCCAGAAGAGCGTAGTTCGATTTAATGGTAGCGGCAAGGTGCCTAACGTCGTCCTTCGCGGACAGAAAAACGTCGGTTTTCCAGATCTTCTTGATTCGGGCTTCCAGGTTGCCTTCGGCCAGATGACCCTGCGCAGCAACAGAGACCCACTTATCGAATCGGTATGGCCGGCCATTGCCTTGCGGCAACAGAAATGATGCCTTACCTGCATCGCTGACGACGGCGTCCAAGAACCCAAGGTATTTGGCTCGCTCTTGTCCGAATAGGATCGAGTTAGGCTCTCTATCAGGCACAAACTTCGACGCTTTCCTCGTAGCTGCAGCGATCGCATTCGTCACACTGGGCTCGCCACCAATGATCGCTTCATGCACTGCCCATTCGAATCCATCCCCCTTTATGCCCTTGTCCCTCTCGATTCGCGCGAGCTTTGAAAGCTGACGGAGAGTGACATCTTGAAGCGGAGTATTGAGATCGGCCAGGTCTTCTGCCGACAGTGAATCTATATGCGCGCGGATGATGGAGCGGGCAATGGCGTACATCGCCCGCCCCCGCTCCGTCACAGGCTCCGTCTGTTCGATAAATGTCACTTGGGTTTTCATACAAACCTTCCCTGGAAAAGTCCCTGTTTCTCACAGAACCAGGCCACGTACAAGTCGGGGCATACCCTACTCAAGCTGCAAGAGCCCACCCCTCCAGTCGCCCCCTCACTCTCTGGAAACCCAATTCGACCAAGTTCAGGTACTGCCTAGTCGAGACTGCCCGCACACCACAGTTCGTCATCAGCATGATTGCCGTCTCGAATCGTTCCACCTTTCTTCGCCCCATCCCGCAGTGGTAAGCGCGCAGCGCACAGGCCATGGCTACATTGTCGCCGGCGATGCTGGCGACGATGTCCTCGATCAATTGGGCACGACTATTCGACTCCAGAGGCTTGTAACCCTGCGCCCTGCCGGGCATATCCCCCTTGTGCTCGATCAGCACCTGCAGCACGTTCTTCGATTGGTGGCCCAGGTAGTCGCAGTCCCTATGCAACGCATACTCCCTGCCCCAGTGCTCCAGCTCCGCGCGGACGTAGGCCCCAAACGTATCAACCTGCATCTTCCTGCTCCTGTCGCTGTTGGACGGCCGATTTCGTCCCCCCCGTAATCCGCACCACCACCTGCCCGCCCGGCCTGCGCTCGCTCTTCACGTCCGGGTGGCTTTTGAACCGCTTGTCGTCGATGCCCAGCACCTGGGCGATTCCGTCCCGGTACGCCTTGCAGCGGCCGAGCATGTTGTCGTCGTCCGGCAGCTTCTTGCCCGGCGCCTGATAGAAGTCGAACCACAGGTCCAGGCGGCCCTCCGGCAGCCAGGCGTCCCGCAGGCCGGCCTCAAAGGCGAGCACCACGGCAGCCTGACGTGCCGCCTTTGTGGCCTTGGCCTTCACCCGCCAGTGAACCCGCGCGTTCGGCGACAGGTCCTTGCTCGGCCAGGGCAGCACCAGCTCCAGCGCGCGCTCAGTAGCCATTGCGGGTCGGATCCAGCGGTAGGACGGCGAAGCCCTTCGCTTCAAGCTCGCGCAGCAGCACCAAGCCACGGTCGATGGGATCTCCAGCCGATGCCTTGGATGCGGCCGAACAGGCTTCGCCGATGCGCCACGCATCGAGGTTCCCGGGTTGCCGACCTGTGTAGGTGTACGCACTGTCTCGGCTCATGCCGCCCGCTCCATCTGCTCCCAGTGCGCCGTCAGGCGCTGCACCCGGCCGCCACGTGCCAGGAACTGCTCCACCGTCTCGGCTGGAACGTCCGCCTTCACGGTGGCCGGGGCCGGCGTGTTCGCTGCCTTGACGCCTACGCGGGCCGCCCGGGTGCACTGCAGCCGCGCTGCGCGCTCACGCTGGGACCGCACGGCGGCACGCTCGCGTCGGCGCTCCTGCAGCTGCTCCTCGGTCATCCGCTGGCGCTTCATCCCCTGCCCGCTCGCCTTGAAGCTGGCCGTCATGCCGCGGCCCTGCCTCACCAGGAACCCGCAACGCAGCAGCCACGGCAGCGTGTCGCGGATGCTCTCCCGCTCCTGCTGCTGGGTCGGACCGGCCGCGCCCATGCGCTCGTAGAGCGTCTGCGAGGTCAGGTACTCGTCCGGAGAGGCGTTGAACACATCTCGCAGCTGCTGCGCCAGTTCACCGTACTTCTTGCTCATGCTGCTTCCCTCAGTTGGTTGACCACCGTCTGCTGCTCGATCAGCTCGTCGTCGGTCCCGTAGGTCTCGTGGAAGGTCCGCGAGCCATCCATCAGGCTCGGGCCCCATTTCTCGCGCATCTGCGCGAAGGTGTTTTTTCCGAAGGGGTGGCGCCGGTGATGCCACACGCATAGGCAGAAGCCGAACCAGTGGCCGCGGCGGATGTTTCCAGACTTGGTGTGCTGGTAGTCCCCGCCTACGAACACCTGCTCAATGTCCAGTAGCCCTTGGACCACCAGCGACATGCACGCCATGCACGGCCCAACCTTGGAGAGCTCGATGCGGGCGCCTTCGGTAGCAGTCGGCGGCGGTGCGCTGGACCACATCAGCGCGCGCCTCCCCTGCGCTTCTCGTCGCGGTCGGCCGCGCGCCAGCCGTGCTGCCACGCATCCGACTTCGGGGTCGTATGGGCAACCTGCTTGAACTGGCTGCCGGTCGGCTGGTCGTGCCACACCAGGTGCGGGTTGGTGCTCAGCCCTTCACCGTTCAATCGGGCCGAGTACCCGGCATTGATCTGGGCGGCGTACTTACTGCGGGTGCTGAAGGCGGTGAAGTCCATCAGCACACCTCCAGGTAGATCAGGAACACCCACGCGCCAACAATGGCCGCCCATAGCGGTGCGTCGGCGAATGCGGCCAGCCCTACCGCGGCGACCATCGCCATCAATAGACGCACGCCGCTCTTGAGAAACCACACAATCAGCCGCTCCATGGTCACGCCCTCGCCAGTTCGTGGTCGCGCGGGACCGTGAACCCTGCAGCGCGCGCATGGCCGCCACCGCCGTACAGCTTGGCGACCTCGCTCACGTCCACGCCCTGATCGGTCGAGCGAAGGCTGAAGACCCGACCTCCGTCCTTGTCGTAGTAGCAGGCCGCGAACGGCTGTCCCTTCGCCATCAGGTGCCCGGCGTCGCTGGCCAGGGTGTAAGGCAGGCTTGCCACCGGCACCTCGTAGTGCCCAATCACCATCGTCCGCTTCGCCACCGCCACCAGCTCGGCAACGTCCTTGTGGTGCTTGCGCTCGATGCACAGCCCCTGCTGGTACAGCTCGAACACCGGGGCTTGCATCAGCTCGTCCCAGACCTCGAAGCGGTACGGGTAGCTGAAGAGCGCGGACTGGATCTCGCGCGTGCCGTGCAGGGCGAACCGCCAGAGGTCGCGATCTTCCACGTGGTCGATCAGGGCCGGTCGCGCCTTGCCGGGGTGGAAGAAGTCCCACGCGATGCCCGCGCCGCTTCGGTCCATGTCAAAGAACGCGCACACGACCCCATCGAGAACGGTGGCCGTTTCCTCGTAGTGCAACCAGGCCTCGCGCGCATCCGGCAGCTTGTCGAGCCGGACGATCCGCGCTGCCTTCAGCCCTGCCTGCCCGATGGTGCCGACCTTGACCTCCCCGGACCTCAGCTCAGCCTCAGCGCTCTTGTGGTGGTCAAGCACGAGGATCGATCGCGCGACCTGAGCCATATCCACAAGCTGGGCGCGCGGGTAACTGAAGTCCACCAGGATCACGTCGCGGCCAGCAACGTCCGGTGGTGGCTCACCGTGAACACCGGCATGGAAGTCGGCGTCCATCGCCTGGCGCACGGCCCATGCCGCGGTGAACCCGTCGGCGCAGTTGGCGTGGTAGATAACCAGTGGTTTCATCGGGCTGTTGCTCCTTTGGATTTGCGGGTGCGGCGGCGGGCCGCGCGTTGTGCGTTGCGGGCGATGGCTTCAAGCCGTTCCGCCTCCGCGATGTAGTGGTCGTGCCGGTCCTGCCTCACCGAGGCACTGAACTGGTACTGCTTCAGCGCTTCGTCCGCAGATTCGCGGTAGAGCCTTGCCAGCTTCTTCCCCGCCAGCCGCGGGTCGTGATCGAAGATGTCGAGCTGGTTGTTGTCCGAGCGCATCAGGCGGCCAGCTCCCGTGCCAGTTCCTCCAAGCGCGCGCGGATCTTCGCGTTGGCGCCCGGGGAGGCCTCGACCTTCCCAGCCAACAGAGCCACCGGATTGAAGGCCGGCGTCGCCGCGGTCAGCTGCAGGTGGTCGCTCACCTGGTCGTGCGCCAGCAGCCCCTTGCTCACGGCATCCGTTAGCGCCGCATTGCGGCTGGTGAGGTCGAACCCCAGCGACGGGGCGTAGCTGGCCGGCAGGCGTGCAGCGCGCGCCTCCTTCACCAGCCGGGTGTACGTCTCCAAGAAGGCCTGGCGTGCGGCGATCTTGTCGCCCGCCTGGACCAGCGGCAGCGCCGTGTTCCATGCCTGCTGGGTGACCGTGGTCCAGACCACGGTATTGCGCTCGTCGGCAGCCTGGATGGCCACCGCCCATGCTTCGTTGGGCGCCGGGTGGCCGTCGTCGATCCGCTCCAGCACTGCGGCGAGCGACAAGCGGCCCTTCAGCTCGCGGCGGCAGCCTTCCAGCGCGCGCTCCAGCTGCCCCAGCGGGTAACAGGACAAGTCCCGAACCATGTACGCAGCGGTGGTGGGGCGCAGCTGGTCGCCGATCACCTCAGCCGTGACCACCAGCAGCTCGACGAGCCGGTCCTGTTCGTGATCAGCCAGCATTGGCCGCCCTCCCCTTGCGCAACAGCGCCTTGGCTTCGTCCGCGGTGCTCAGATTCGACTGGGTCTGGTCCGTGTGCTTGGCGCTGGTCGTCGTGACCTGCCGGCCAGTGGCCCACTGCGTGCGGTATGCCTCGGCCCCGGCCAGCAGCACGCCGAGGTCGTGCATCCGCTTCACGGCGTACTGCTCGTTGACGCCCAGGAACCAGCCGGCCACCTGCGGCGCCTCTTCCCTGCCTAGCCGCTTCACCAGGTCCCGCACGTTGGTGTTGACCTTGGCATTGCGTACCGGGTCCACGCCGTGCCGCAGACGGTAGGCCGCGCGGTACGCAGCCCACGTCTGCTTACAGGCATCCTGCATCCGGGCTTCGAGGGCCGCCTTGGACAGCGGCGCAGCCAGCGCCGGAACTTGCGGTTCTTCTGACGGTTCAATGAGGGTTATATGACGGTTAGGCGGCACGGGGCGCACCTCCAGACCTGCGCCCCCTGCCTCACCCCCTGCACCGGGCGCATCCCCGGGTGCAGCGGGCGCACCCCCTGCATCTGCTGCCCCCCCTGCGCCCGGTGCAGCCCCCGGTTTCTTGGCCTTGCGCTTCGCCTTTGTGCCAGCCGCCGACGCGTCGAACTTGCCCGGAGTCACCGAATACACGTTGCTGCTGTTGAAGCGTCGCTCACGGCTCAGCAGGCCGACCGCTTCGAGATGATCCATGGCGGTGCGCACTGCGCGCTCGGACATGCAGCAGCGCTTGGCGATGGTGCCGATAGCCGGCCAGCAAACGCCATCGTCGTTGGCCTGATCGGCAAGGGAGATGAGCACAGCCTTCTGCGTGACGCTCAGGCTCTGCAGCGGCCAGCACTGGCTCATGATGATCGTGGACATGGTTCAGACCGCCAGGGTGTAGTTGTCGCCCTGGGCCACTGGCCACCAGGTGCAGACGGTGATGTTGCTGATCGGGCACACGGTCTTGGCGCCGCGGAATGCTCGACCCTCCTTCATCAGATCCGGGAGCCGGCGGGCAACCATGTGCCGGTCCAGTCCGGTGGCGCGGGCCAGCTGCATGCTGGTCATGCCCGGATAGCGCTTCACCGCAGCCTCGGTGCGATCTTTCTGCGCGGCGTGGCGCCCGCTCCGAACAAGAAGCGCAGCGGCCTCATGGCTGCCGCTGATATCGGTTGAACGGGCCAGATGGTTCATCGGGTCGCCCTCTTGGGTTGCTTGCCCTTCGCCGCAGCACGCGCCACGTTCCGCTCCAAGCGGTGCGCCATGGTCCGCAGCGCGCGGGCCTCGCTCACCATCAGTGCCGCTTCGTCGCTGTCGATGTGCCGGTCAGCAATCGCGTCCAAGGTGGTTCCGGACAGGCGCCCCATCCGGGTGGTGATCTCCAGCAACTTCAGCTGCACAGCACCGATCTCGTCGGCCCAGCCGCCCTCCGGCGCCGGCGGCACAACGTCCACGGCCATGCCGAACCGGCCGGCCAGCGCCTGCATCCATTCCAGGGCGTACTCGCTGCCGCCGGCCTTCTCCTGCATCCACTCGGTCAGCAGCTCAGCAATCTCGATCGTCACCGACTCACCCTCGGTGCCGTTGAGCTTCGAACGCAACGTCTCCGGGTGCATGGACTTGCCGCGGCGGTCGGTCAGCCATTTGGCAGCCTCGATCACACCGCCCGGCGTCTTGCGCACGGCGTTGTAGAGGCAGTCGAGCCAGTTAATCGAGGAAGTACGGCAGGTCATGGTTCACCTTGGGAAGACGGGTATTTCAAGGTTTCGAGCTGGCCCGTCATGGCGCACGATCTGCGTCATGGACGAATTCAATTCAGGGACGATGGCCAGGGACGGCCAATCAGGCGGCGTGCACCTCAAGATCGATTCGGCCAGCGTCCGGGTCGTGCGGTGCGGCCTCGGGGGCCGGCGGCACTTCCTGCACGCCCAGCAGCCTCATCACCTGCGGCAGCGCCGGGACGCTCTGCTCTTCCGGCCAAGCCTCCACCTGCTCAACGGGCAGCTTCAGCAGCTTCGCCAGGGGCGCATCGGTCTTGAAACCGAACTTGGCTCGCAGCGCGCGCTTGCTCATGCGGCTATCGACCTGCGCCGCGATGGTCTGGCGTTCGGTTTGGACCGGCATCGGGCCGAACACCGCGGGCAGCAGCTCGAAGCGGCTAACAGCCCCACCGGTAGCAAGATCAATCTGGATTGCTCGCTCCGCCTTGATGGCAGTAGTGCCCTTCTCCCACTGGGAGACGAGACCCTGGGTGGCGGGCGTGCCCGTTTCCGTCAGCAAGGCAGCGAATGCTGCCTGCGACAGGCCCTTCTCTTTTCGGTAGGTGGGGATGTCCATTACTCGATTATGAGTGCCGCTGATATCTCGGTCAATAGTGCCGCTATTGGCAAATCATGAACGCATTAATTAGCGTTCCTCATATGGAAGCATCACGCAAAGCGAAGCCCACCCCAGCCGACATCGCAGCCGCAACGCGGCTGAAAGCGGCATGGGCTGACAAGGCGCGTTCACTCGGCATCACCCAAGAGAAGCTGGCGCACGAACTGGGCATCACCCAGGGCGCCGTCAGCCAGTACCTCAACGGCAAGATCCCGATGAACTACCGGACTCTCAAGGTGTTCGCGGCAGCTCTAGGAATTGAGGACACCGATATCAGGAACGATTTGCCCGAGCAGCAGTACAGCTCCCCCGCTCCCTCCGACGACGCTTGGGATGACATAGTCGGGTACTCTCAGGCTGCAGGGTTGGGCGCCGGTGCGGAAGCCGCCGAGTACGCGGAGACGCATAGCCTCAAGTTCAAGAAAACCAGCCTGCGCCGCCGCGGGATCTACGGTCGCGACTTGGCGGTCTATTACGGCAAGGGCGACAGCATGGAGCCGACCATCAAGGACGGCGACGCAATCCTGTTCGACACCTCAGACACCCGCGTGGCCGATGGCCTGCTGTATGTGATCCAGGTTGATGGCATGGCGCGGCCGGAGTACTTCGTGAAGCGCGCAATGGTGCTAGACACGGGCGTCTACTTCCAAAGCGACAACCCGCACGGCGACCACCAGTGGCGCAAGCCAAAGCCAATGGTTTCCAAGCGGCACCCGATCACGGTCATCGGCCGTGTCCACTGGATAGGCGGATGGGCTGACTAATGAGCGACGACCCTGCAACGGGCTCCCTGAAGAGCATGCTAGATATTAATAAGCAGATTCTGACGAAGATCACAGCTTTAGAGTACGTGATGATATCCGTGTGTCACACGCACCCCGATCGCGAAGCGCTCGGCCGTCAAATTGGCGATCTCTTCGAGTTCTTGCAGGATCCCAGCGTGCGCAACGGAGACCAGATCAGCGAGCTTGTCGAGAACCTGACCGGCTTCAACAGGCCTGAGGTCGACAATGCATCCTAAATTCAGGGAAGGTCTGGAACGAATGGCCTTAAGGAACAGCAGACTGGGAAGCATGTCCGATCTTGCGGCCGGCGGCGAGCCGCCTCATGATGGCGGTATGGAAGCACGCGTAGCTAAGCTAGAAGCCACCGCCGAATACATCCTCCGGGATGTTGGTGAGATCAAGACTGACCTCAAGTCGACGAATGCGGCGGTCACGGCCTTTGCGGCCGATGTGAACCGAGAGTTCAAGGTGGTGGACGGTGAGTTTAAGGCGGTCCGCGCCGAGGCCAAGTCTGATTTTCAGAAGCTCTTCGGATCTTTGATTGCTGTCGCACTCGGGTTGGCTGGGATCATGGCCAAGGGCTTTCACTGGATCTGACTGCCCATAGAACACCTGGATGCCAGATACCCCGCTCCCGCGGGGTTTTTTATGGCTGCTTCACTTCGGCCAAGATGTTCTTGAGGCTGGGCCGATCAGCATCGACTGGAGCAGCTACCGCCACAGTTGTGCCGCCGCGGACTGAAAGCTCATGCGCCTTCAACTCGTTCGCCCGTTTCAACTCCGCGAGGATGGCCGAGAGCAATGGCTTGATCCCGAAGATCGCAAAGGGAATCAGTATCCAGAGAACGCAGAGCACTACCAGGAAGAGAACTGCGAAGATCGAAACGCTGCCGAAGATGGTTTCCACTGACTGTCCCTAGCCTTGCATTGAGGCCCAATTCTACCAGCCCCCCCTCTCACGAGAACGCGGCCCAGCGATGCAGGTGCGCCCCTGACCATGTTCAGAAAAAACTCTGCCCAGAATATAAGCGCCCCTATTGACGGATAGAATTAGCGCCACTAATCTTTCTCTGTCGCCCCAGTAACAGCCCATCCGGGCCGGGGCACGGAGACTTCCATGGCTTTCGCTGCCTTCACCGCTTCCGGTCCCGTCACGGTCAAAGCCGTGCACGCCACCGATACCGTCGCCATCTCGTTCGGCACCGTCGAGATCAACCTCTCGCCCACCGAATGGGCCGAGCTCGCCATGAAGGGCTCCAGCGCCGCGCTCGAACTGCGCGCCAACCACATCCGCACCGGCATGCGCATCGGCCCCCTGCAGCTCGGCAACGCGGACCTGGTCGAGGCGCAGGCATGAGCGCACCTGTCGATGTGCTGGCGGTGATGGATGAGAGCATCCGGCGCGCAGAAGAGCGCGGGAATATTGAAGGTTCCGATCGCCTGCAAGCATCCCGCGCCGCAGTCGCCGAGCTGATCGGCGCCCTGGGGCACGCGCGGTCGACGCTGGCCACCGCCCTCCGCCACGCCGCTCCCGACCTGTTCGAGACTGACGACGACGTCAACGAACACCTGGCAATCAAGCGGATCGACGCGGCACTGACGAGCGCCAGCGGAGGTGCCGCATGAGCGCCGTCATCCTCCAGTTCCCCACCAACACCGCCCAGCGCGCCAACGGCGCCGGCCTGGCCGTGGCGATCGCCGCCAAACGCATGGGGTATCGCCCGCACCACATCGCCCGTGCCGCTGCCCTCGCCCGCCGCGAGGTGCTGGACGGCCACAAGAGCGCTGCCCGTGCCGTCGCCGACATGACCCGCGACCTTTCCCGCGCCGCCAGCACCAACGCGCCAGGGGCCGCATGAGCGCGATCGATTTCACCTTCGGCCTGATCGTCGGCTTCGCCGCCGGCGCCATCGTGGCCACCGCCTGGCTGCAGCGCCGCCACGACGAGCACTTCGCCGCCCTGATGGAGCAGATCCGATGCGCGGGCTGATCCGCCACTGGCGCGCCGCCCTGCTGGCGCTGGCCACCGCGCTGCTCGGGCTCGTCTCTTTCGGGATGGCATGGGTGCGGATCTACGACACGGGCGTCTACCTGCTAATGGGGGCCCTGCTGTGCGCCAGCTTCGTGCCCGACGCGTGGAGGCGCGGCCGCGATGGCTGATCCGACCGTGGCCTCTACCGTGCGCGCCATGCGCCGCGCCGGCGCCGCCGGCGAGCCAGTGCCGGCCGAGGTTGCCGCTGCCTGGGCAAAGGTCTTCATGGAGCAGCTGTATGGCATGCAGAAGCCGGTCCGCTACGAATGCCGCCGCCGCGGCAGCAACGACCCATGGGAAGAGGCCGAGCCAGGCGACGTGACGCACCCGCGCCGCCGGGGCCTTGTGATCCGCGCGCTCTACCTGCACCCGCCGGTCGCCAAGCAGCAGCACCGCTGGCCGCCGGGCAGCAACGGCCAAGGCCACTGCCTGGACTGCGACGAAACCGAATGGCTCGCAGGACCGGACTGCCGACCCCATCCCCCGCTCCGCGACCACCGCTCTTCGATGCCCTTCCGAATCACCTGGATGCTCGAACCGCTCGAAAAGCTCCAGTACCTGACCAAGCACATGAACCCGATGGACCGCGCCAAGTGGCGCAACGAAACCACCTACCTCATCGACCGCATCAGAGACCACGAGAAGGGAAGCCAGCCATGACGACCGATAAGAACAACAGCCCGGTGACTGCCCCAATGTGGTGGGACGGCGGCGACCGCGCCATCACAGCGCGCGAGAAAGCCACCATCGAAGAGCACGGCCCTAGCTGTTTCAGCATCGGCCTGGTGCCGGCCACCCCGTCCGCCCGCTGGGCAGCTGATGGCCTGCGCGATCCGCATGCCGGCCGGTACGCCTGCGAGCGTGCCGCGCTGACCCTGGGCAACCTGACCGACGACGAGCTGGCCAACGCCGTGTACCTGCACGGCAACGAACAGCCCTCCATGGCCGACCTGGTGGCAGGAAAGGCGCTGTCGGGGATCGTCTACCTGACGGCGGCGAAGGAGCGGATCCGCTGGCTTTCGCGTGCTTTGACCGGCGCAACCGCGCCGCAGCCCGAAGAGCTGGCCGAGCAGCAGGGGGATGCGCTGATTGACACCGCTCTCGGCTATCTGAGCACGGCGCTGGATGACCTCGACAGCTGCCCCGATCGCCGACCGGGGATTATGGTCACCGAGGCCATGCACACCTTGCGCGAAGCCTTCGCCGCCCGCCAGCCGGGGGCGCAGGAGCCGGTGGACGCCATCGAGCGCATCGCGCGCCTGCTGTATCTGCGGAGCTGCAACAGGTATTCGGACGGCACTCCTTTCACCGACTGGGAGGGCTTAGCCGACAACTTGAAAGACTACAGCCGCGACGAAGCGCGAAAGTACGAAGCGCTGCGCAACACTGCGCTGTGGCCCGCTGGTCGCGAGAATTACACGCCATCGGAGGCGATCCGATGAGCTGCCGCCACGAATGGACCGGTGCAGTCATCAAAGGACCGGTAAACCGAATCGTCATCGACCAATGCGAGAACTGCGGGGAATTGCGACTACCTGACACCGCCCCGCCCGCGCAGGGCATCGACCTGGGGCAGGTCCGCGAGATTCGCATCCCTGCGCGCAACAACCTCGATCCCATCAGCGTTTTCATCCAGGACCAGGCCGCCGGCCGGGGCCGCATCGTTGTCACCTGCTATGGAAACGCATGGCAAGCCTTCTGGGGCGCAATGGGCGACCGCACCGTGATGGAGTTCGTCGCCCAGTGCGATGCCGATTACGTGGCCGGAAATATGATCTCCGGTCGCCAAACCCGGATGACGAAGGCAGAGCGCGCGTACACCGAACGCATCGCGACGGAGGTGATCGCTGAGTTCCGGTCCCTGCGCGACGGCCAGCGCGATGCAGCGCCGGGGCCGCGTATCAGCCAAGGTACGCACGATCCGAGCGGGGTGGCCAATGGCTAATCGACCAACGGAGGCCCAAGCCCGTGAAGCCATCGAAGCATGGCTCGAACAGCATGCCCCGGGCTACCCGAGCTACGGCCTGTGCGAGGACGGCGAGGATGGCTGGGCATTCTGGATCGTGGATCAGGACACCACGTCGTACCTGCACCACGACCTCACTGTCGAGTGGTACGGCACTGGCTGGCCGGAGAGATTTGACTTCGACGGCAGCACCGGAAACTGGTCCGCGCGCGATGCAGCGCCGGGGGTGGGCAATGGCTGACCAGGTGACCACCACCGCGCTGCCGGACGCCGAGCTGCAGATCCTTCGCCACGCCCTCGGCGTCGGCGACGGTGGCTGGGAGCGAAGCTATCGCAACCACTTCGTCACCGGCGAGGGCGGAGCCGACCATCGGCTTTGCATGGCACTGGTCGCGCGCGGATTCATGGTCCGGCGCGCAGGGAACGCGATCACCGGCGGGAGCGACCTGTTCAACGTCACCCTGGCCGGCCGTGCCGCCGCAGTCGCACCGCCGCCAAAGCTCACTCGCGGCCAACGGCGCTATGCCGCCTTCCTCCGCGCTGACGACGGATCCACCTTCGGCGAGTGGCTACGCATGCACGCCCGTCGACGCTCCTTGGGGCTTCCCACCTATGACTGACCAGCAGCTGCCGACCGTCGGTCCGACCGATGGCTCTTCCGCGTACTACAACGGCCCGATTTGGAACGCGTTCGGCCTCACCTACGCCGCTTACCTAGTTGTGCCGCGTCGCACCCTGCAGTCGATGCCGCAGGAGTGGCAGGAACGCTTTGTCGCGCTGATGACCGAGGCGTACGAGCGCCTTCCCGACGGCGCATTCCCCGAGTACAGCGTGCAGCGCAAGGAGGCCGGCCGGTTCGTGACCGACCCGCTACGCGACTACCGCCATACCGGGCCGATCAAGCCCGTCACCACCCTGGCCACCGTCAAGCCGCCGCGTAACCGGCGCACCAGGCTGCGCCCCGATACCGAACACAAGGACTGCCCCCATGGCTGATGGCTCCCGCTCGTTCAACTTCCCCCTGCCGCAGCGCTCTCGTCTGCGGCCCGGTGAGATCGTGGTCGACCTGTTCGCCGGCGGCGGCGGCGCCAGCGAGGCGCTCAAGCAGGCGCTGGGGCAAGATCCGGCGCTCGCCTACAACCACGACGCGCTGGCGATCGGCATGCACGCGGCGAACCACCCGCTCACCAGCCACCACCGCGAGGACATCTGGCATGCGGATCCGCGTGTCGACGTGGCCGGCCGGCCCATCGGCTGGTTCCATGCGTCCCCGGACTGCACCCATTTCAGCCAGGCAAAGGGCGGCCAGCCGCGCAGCCGGAAGACCCGCGCCCTGTCGTGGGTGGTCCTTAAGTGGATCGGCATGCTGTTGCGCGCCGACCTGGTCAACGGCACTAACACCGCGCCGCGCATCTTCTCGATGGAGAACGTGTGGCAGATCCTGACGTGGGGCCCGCTGATCGCCAAGCGCTGCAAGGCGACAGGTCGCGTCCTGAAGATGGACGGCACCGTTGCAGCGCGCGGAGAGCGCGTGCCGGTCGAGCATCAGCAGCTGGTGCCGGACAAGAGCCGCACCGGCCGCACCTGGCGGCAGTTCGTCGCCGCACTGCGGGCGCTGGGCTACGCGGTCGAATGGCGAAAGCTCGTGGCGAGCGACTACGGCGCCGGCACCAGCCGGGAGCGCCTGTTCTTGCTGGGCCGCCGCGACGGCGAGCCGATTGTGTGGCCTGCGGCAAGCCACGGCACCGAGCCGGGCCAGAAGCCGCGCGTATCCGCCGCCGACTGCCTGGACTTCAGCATCCCCTGCCCGTCCATCTTCGGGCGGAAACGTGACCTCGCGGACGCCACCATGCGCCGCGTCGCCAAGGGCGTTATGCGGCACGTACTGCAGGCCGCTGATCCATTCGTGGTGCCAGTGCCGGTGCCGGCGAGCTTCGCGGACAACAGAGCACCTGCCGCAGCCTTCATTGCCGAGCATGCCAACGCCAGCAACCAGCGCACGATGGCGGGCGACGAGCCTCTCCGCACAGTTTGCGCCGGAGTGAAGGGCGGCCACTTCTCGGTGGTGACGCCGATCCTCGCCGGCGTCGGCGGCCGCGCGGGCCAGTCCGAGCCGCGGTCAGGTGGCGAGCCGCTGTACACGACGACTGCCAAGGCCGACACCGCGCTGGTGGCCCCGCACCTGGTGAAGTTCCGCGGCGACAGCATCGGCACGCCGGCAGGCGAGCCAGTGCCGACTATCACCTCTGGAGCCGGCGCCGCTCGCCCGGCTGGCGCTGCGCACGCGCTGGGCGTATCCACCGCCTTCATGGTTCAGGCCGCGCACGGCGAAGGTCGGCCAGGCGGCGCGCAACGCTGGGGCGCTGGCAGCAAGTCCGCTGATTTGCCAGTGGGCTCAGTCACAGCCAGCGGCAACGGTGGACACGCGGTCGCGCAGGCGGAGCTGGCGGAGCTAGCAACCGAGCATCAAGAAGGCGCGCTGCGGGTGGCCGCCTTCCTGATCAAGTACTACGGCACCGGAGCCAATGTGCCGAGCCTGACCGATCCGGCCGACACCATCACCACGAAGGACCGGCTGGCGCTGGTCACCGTGGTGATCAAGGGCACCCCCTACGTCATAGTCGATATCGGCCTACGCATGCTCAAGCCGCACGAGCTGTATCGCGCGCAGGGCTTCCCGGTCGGCTACATCATCGACCGCACGGCCAACGGCACCCCGCTGACCACCAGCGCGGCCGTGCGCATGGTCGGCAACAGTGTCAGCCCGCCGCCGCTGCGCGCCTTGGCCGAGGCCAACCTGGACCCGGTCGCCGTGCCGATGGCGGAGGCCGCATGACCACTTACTTGTCAGGGAGTC